GTAGGGGTAGCGTGAACCCTTGGGTTCTGTGCAAGTAGATTGCAGAGCAGCGTAGAGCAAGCTCGGGGAAGACCAGATACGAAATGTAGTTGTTTACTCATATAGGTCTACAATCATTACAAGTCTGCGACAACTGTCAAACCCGCAAGAGTAGAGCCGTATCCTGTTGCCGCCGCTGGAACGTGGATTTCAGTAGCTGCAACATAGTAAAATGCATCAGACGACACAGTTGGAGGAGTTAGGGCAAGACACTCAACTCTGGATAGGGAACTATTATAGGCGAATGCATAATACCCAATACTGGTAACGCTAGCAGGAATCGTAACGCTAGTCAGCGGCGACTGATAGAAGGCGCTGGCACTGATAGTAGTAAGCCCACTATTAACCCCAAATGTTACGCTTGTAAGAGGTGTGCTATCGAATACGCCGTAACCTATACTAGTAACACTATCGGGAATATTAATGCTTGTTATACCAGTGGTTCTTAAGCAGTATTGTCCGAGGCTAGTAACGTTGTTGCCGAGGGTTACACTCGTAAGGTTTTGGCAATTAAAGAATGCGCCAGTCCCGATGCTAGTAACATTACTTCCAATCTCAACGCTAGTTAGAGTGGTGTTCTGGTAAAATCCAGATGAATTAGTAATAATGCTTGATTTATTTGACTGATATAATCCAGAAGCAAAAAAAGCTGTTGTGTCCCCCGATTTTCCTCCGTGTTCATTTAGCCCGAAGGATTGAAGAATACCTGCATCAGTTGTCTGACCTAAAAGCTCATCGACTTCTGTGGAGTAAGTATTCCCAAAGGGGGTAGAGGGAACTACGAGTGAACTTGTTGTTCCGTCACCGTGACTAACATCAATTGTTTTATTCATACTTTAGTAGCTGATGTTTGCGCCAGAACCCGATGAACCTGTGTTCACGGTCGAGCGACGTACTGTTAATGCTGAAGTGCCACTCTTTTTAGAGCGCTTACGTTTCTTTAGTGACTTGTTTTCCACCTTCTGAGCTGTCTTCGTTGGAGGTGGAGGAGGAGCTGGTGGTGGTACTGGGTCTGGAATCTTGGGGGCTGATGTACACATGATTAACTCTTGGTTAGAATATTTTCGTTCTGTAGTTTATGTTGGTTTTTAAGATAGCGGATGACGGAACGTTGACCGTAATAATACATCAAAGCGTTCTGCCCTGTTGTAATATCAAAGTCATCCCGTAGAGGAAATACCTCGTCTAACTTATTGATAATAGAGGAAGAAATAGGAGGAGAATCGTTTTCGACCTTCATATTAGTCCCTCTCCTTTCTACGCTCAAGCATCCCGAGAGCGATAGCGGAGTAACCAATAAGGTCTTTGAAGATGTCAGCAACGGTGTCACCCTTAGTCTCAAGGGATAGCCCAGCATTACAGAAGGACTTGAGCCTTTGCATCTTATCTCCCATGCGAACCGACAAACCGATGAGCGGGTCTACACCAAACTCATTGGACTCATCGAAGTTAGCGAAGGGATTAGGAGTGTCAGCACCGCCAGTGTAATCATCATTCTTCTTTCGAGTGAGGGTGACGATATCTGAGAAGGTTTCTGACTGGAAGTTGAACCACCATTCCTTGTCGTGATGACGAGCAGTCTTGAGGTCTTCCTTAGATTGGTAGGTAATTGTCATACCCAACCACTCAGCTACAGAGTGTTCAGCTTTAGCACCTTTAGAATACTGCCAGCCATTCAGCATATGAATATGAGTAGCACGGCCTACAAGATGCGATAGGTCTTTCTGAGCACACTCACGGGGAGTAAGTTCGCCTACAGTGATACCCTCAACCGTAGCTGCCGTGCGGCTTAAATCGGCAGGGTTAATTACTAAGTAACCTTGCTCCTTGTAGCTATGCGCGGCCTCATCAAATGCGGGGAAGTTAAACTCCTCGAATCCTGTCATAGGTCCTGCAATGTAGACAACTTGGTCGCCTAAGTTTATTTGAGGTTGTGTCATTTTGTTGGTGTCCATAATGTTACTGTATTGTTTGTGTAGTCTTTGTTACGTAGGATGTAGGCGAGGCGAGCAGTGAGCAACGCATCGTCTTCGGTTTGACCTTTGCTTTCATATATCTTTACGACGCCATCCCAATTCCAACCGTGCTTCTCTAAAAGCTTTAAGGCTGTCTTTGGTCCAACTCCTTTGAGCCCTGCGTATCCATCAACGGTGTCCCCCATGAGGGTCTGTGTCAAATGATTACGGTTGGCCTCTTCTTCGGTGAACGTCTTCAGCTCATCACGAAGGAAGTTATACCAAGTGATGGGGAGCGTAGCGAAGTCCTTGTCCCCAGAGACAGCAATCGTATTCTCTGGGTCTTTTGTGCAGAGGATGCCAATCAAGTCATCCGCCTCAATACCTTCTTCTAGCATTGAAGGGTGACGAGCCCGTGTCTGCTCAATGATACCAGAGAGTCCCAAGGGCTTTCGAGTACCGCTTCGGTTCGCTTTGTATGCAGGGAATATCTCATACCTGAAGTTACGACGTGGGCTGAAAACTATCTGGTAAGCTTCTGTTTTAAACTTCTTACAGAGAGACGAAATGAAGTCATCAAAGTAAGCGAGTGCAGAGTTTACATCAGTATGTAGTGTCCAGACGTTATCATCCCATTTAGTTTCCACCTCGTTACTGAAGGCGGCACGGTAGGCGAGCATATCGCCATCTATATATAGTGTTTTCATGTTAGTGTGTTTGTGACCAGTTGGAGCCTACCTTGAATTCACCATCCAAGGGGCAGTTGAAGCNAAGGACTNTACCAGCCTTAGCAAGAGCGTTTACAAAGCAACGACCGAGGTTGTCAGCATCAGNAGCATCGCAACTGAATTGGACTTCATCNTGGATGTTGCCGTGGAGTTCGTAGGGGCGAGTAGCGGAAGCCACAAACTCAACNAGAGCTTGNTTCATTACTACCGCACCAGCGGATTGAAGGAGAAGGTTCACTGCACTGTGAGGACTACGGCAAGGTAGCTCACGNCCATCAAGACCTCGGAGNATNCCTGTAGCTTCCACACGTGTCTTAACAGCATCGTATAGTTTCTTGATGGATGGTGTCTNCTTCATAAAGGAAGCCTTGAGAGCTTTACCTTGTTTGGAGGAACCACCAACAATAGAACCAATCTTAGCATCACCAGCACCATACAGAAAGGCGTAGATGAATGTCTTGGCATCGTCCCGTGTAGGTAACCCAGCAGCCTTTTGATTGGCTGTATGAATGTCACCTTCGAGGATTGTTCTGCCATACTCTTTATCGCCAAACATAGCGAGGTAGTGAGCAAGGCAGCGTAGTTCCAATCCAGAAGCATCCGCACCAACAAGTACCTTACCTTCTGGAGCAGTCCAGCAAGAGCGGCACTCTTCACCATAGGGAGCACGTCCCGCTGGAGTCTGAGCTACGTTTGGGTTGGAGTGAGTACAGCGACCGCTAACAGCTCCGTTGGTATTTACCCGTCCGTAGATGCGTCCATTCTTCTCTAGCTTTAACCACGCTTGCTTGCCCTCAGCCACTTGACCGAGACGCTTGCTCACGAGGAGGTACTCAAGAAGTTTAAGAGCTGATGGTGTGCCAATACTTTTCAGCACAGGCTCATCAATCTTAGGGCGCTTACCTTCAAAGGCTGCTGGCTTCCATCCCTGTGCCATAAGACGTTCACAGATTTGGTCACGGCTGTTGGGGTTGAATGGAATCTCCTTAGTACGTTGTGGACCTTTGGTAATTTCCTTAGCCTTCCACCCAGAAGCAACCAGTTCTTTCTTGGTCTTTCCTGTTGTACCATCGGGGGCTAACCACCAATGACTTTTCATCTCAATGACAGCAGGACCGAAGACCTTGGATAGCTCTTCGCCAATCTCAGCACGACGAACCATAAGACCAGAGGTGAGCTTCTCAGCAGCCTCTAAGTCAAATGGGAAGCCGTTGCTTTCTTGTTGTCTGATGATAGTGGCGAAGCGGTGCTCAAGGTTAAGCATCCGTGCATCAGGGTTCTTACTTATCAGGTGCTCATATATAGCGGAGGTAACTACACAGTCCTGCTTGCAATATTCCGCCATAGCGGGCGTGTAGGTTGACCAGTCTTCCGTTTCACCGTGGGAGTCTTTAAGAGCACCAATGCGGTGTCCCCAAGCTTTGAGGCTATGGGAACCAATGAGAGACTTATCGAATTCTGAACGTAGCAAATCTTTGTTGCGTATATCTGGGTAGATACAACGAGCCATTATAGCAGTGTCCAATACGGTGTGATGACTGAAGCCATACATCTTGCGAAGTGCGGGGTAGTCAAAGCCGATGGAGTTATGCCCTACAATGGCGTCGAAGGAAGCCAGCTTCTCTAGTCCTGCTTGGAGTGTATCCCCCGCATAGACCTCGCTGGTTCCCTCGCTATAAATAGCAAGACAATGGACAGTCTCAAGGTCGGACAGGTTAGTCCAATCTGTTATGCCATTGGTCTCGATATCAAAGAATGCTATTTTGTTCATTTTTGTGTGCTTGGTATAAGTGTGGTCAAGGGTAGTAAGATGCCCCTTGAAGTGTTGTTGTCTCCCCCTCGCACGTCACGCTTCGTTTTCTTGAAGGGTTCTATGAGAGCTTTAAGCTCCTCAAGGGGAAGAAAGATGATTAAGGATTCAACGACGAAGCAGTAATAATCCGCTTCGGAACGGTCTACGCCAGAGACTTTACCTCTGGACATATACTCAACAAAGACATTGCCCGTCTTCTTAGCAAGCATATCTTTTTTAATTTCAATCTTTTTCTCNGAAAGCAATTTTCCAATNTCCTTTTCGGCTACTTGGCCTAGTTCTAAGTCGTGGCGGAAGTTTGAGCAGTATTTCATATTTAGAAGGGGTTCTCGCTGTAGTGTTCTTCAGACATTGCGCCTGTATTTGGGTTGTAGTTAAGAGCACAGGCGATGCCTGTTTCTCCAGAGAATCTATTTTTCAGCACACGAACAACCGTCTTGTTGCGGTCTTCTAGTTCTTGCTGATTTCGCTCTAAGCCAACCACCATGTCACTGAGTTGGGCGATGGCGGCTGAGCCACGTAGTTGAGCTAGGGAGGTGGCAGCGCCTTCCTCGTGTCCCTTACCTTCTGGACGCTTGAGGTGGCTGACAAGAATAAGGCCAAGCTTAGTCTCTTCAACAAGAGCCCGTAACTTAGTCATAGTGTTGTCAATCATACGGCGTTCGTCACCATCACCTTGCCCACTAACAACGATGCTGAGGTGGTCGAGGACGAGGTAGTCCACGTCTAAAACCTTAGCCATATAGCGGATGTGGCTGATGAGGTTGTCACTGTCTAGCGAGCCCCAATGGTCATATAGGAAGCAAGAACCTGAGCCGACCGTAGCTTTAAAGGCTTTGTCGTAGGCGTCATTTGCTGTGAAGTTAGGTTGGAGATGTAGGAGTTCACCCATTTCCAGTCCAATGATGGAGTTCGCCGTCCTTTCAAGGGATTCCTCAAGAGCAACATAGCCAACCCTGTGGTCAGAGTTCTTGAGGATGTCGTGGGCAATAACCTTACAGACGTGACTCTTACCAATACCACTACCAGCACAGAACGTAACAATCTCCCCTTTACGGATACCGTGTGTGAGACGGTTGAGTCCTGCGAAGGGGTAGTCAATTGCTGTGAAGTTCTTAGGTGTGGTGAGGCGTTCGTAGAGTTCGCTACCGTCAATGATGTCGTCAGGCTTCCAAGGCTTTGCAGCCCACATAGCACTAACAATCTCCGAACCCTTCTTAGCTAGAAGAAGCTCATTAGCGTCTTTCATAGGTAGACGGGCAATCTTAGTCTTACCTGCTGGTAAGAGATGGCTTACTTCTTCGGCGGCTTTGTGTCCTTGCTCATCTTCATCAAACATAAGGATGACTTCCTCAAAGGAATCCAACCACTCAAACTGAGCTTTGAAGATGGTCTTTGCTGACTGTGCTCCAGTGGGCAAAGAAACTACAGGCCATTTACCTTCACCGTTAACCATAGCTACGGAGAGGCAGTCTACTTCGCCTTCTGTAACAACAAGCTTACGACCACCATTAGGCCAGAGGTGCTGACCAAAGAAGACATTTGGCTTACCCTTGCAGGTAAACCTCTTATCTTTGAAGCGGAGCTTTTGAGCGATTAGCTCGCCCTTTAGGTTACGGTAGTTGGCTACGTGGCAAGCCTCACCGTCTACCTTTGCGACATGATAGCCATACTTTTTACAGATGGCATTGGTTAAACCTCGCGCTGGGATGTCTGAAACCTCTCCAGATACAAATCCTGAAGCGGAGCGTGGGGCAGGAGGAGCGAAGCTAGTGTCGCCTCCCTTTGGGTTAAATACACCACAGGAGTAGCACTTGGTGCTTCCGTCGGTGTTGATAGTAAGTGCGTCTGTGCTGCTGCAATCTGGGCAAGGTTGGTGTGTTTGTGCGGGTGTTAAGTTGTCCATTCTTTTGGTATTGTTTTGTGCGACCACAGGAACCCGTGCTTGTCGCACCAGTCCGCATAAGTGGTCTTGCTCTTTTTGTTTAGTGTGTTGTGTGCGTTCTGAAAGCAAAATCTTACATCCATCTCTGGGTTGCATTCACGCACCCGTAAGTGTTTGGTGCGGTCGGCGGGAAGCCAATAACCCTTAGCCTCAATAATCACTCCGTTGGGGAGGATGAAGTCAGGGTTGTATACACACTCTCGTGTGTACTTGAGTTTAAGCGTTTCGTACTCGAAGGTTGCCCCCACCCCTTTCAGGGTGAGAGCGAGTGTAGCCTCGAAACGAGAACGATAGGGGTTAGAAGTTGATTGACGCTGTGGGCGTCGAGTCTTCTTCTTGGAACGCTGTATCCAAGGATTCGCCATCATTAATATAGCCGTCTTCTTCAGCACTGAAGCCAAAGGAAGAACTGCTTCCGTTGTTGTATTCGATTAGTTCGAGGAGTTGGACAGCCTTCAGACGCAGGGTATATCCAAACCCCTGCAAATCGGTGTACCAAGTATAAACCTCGACGCTTAGTTTTAGGGTAGAGCCGCTGCCAATAGCAGGGGACGCAGGGAGCTTTGAACCTTTCGAGTCAAAGACAGGGATGGTGAAGGTAAGCAGACCTTTCTTGGTTTGCCGCTGTGCCACCTGCTTTGCGTAGATTTCAAAATCTCCGTCTGGTGTGATGCGGATAGGATTAGAGGCTGACTTCTTCAGCTTCTTACCTTTGGTGGTGCATTCCGCTTGGTACTCTCGCTCAACAATCGTTGTCACCGTTGTGGTGAAAGCGTTGAAGTCTTCTTCACTGACGTGAAGTTTACAGGAGTACACACCGTCGTCGTTAAACTTGGTGTCAGGTGTGTCAATGCGGGGGTACACTGCTGTACCTGTTGGTGTTGTCAGTATTTTGCTCATTATTTTATCTTTATGTTTTTGGTTTTTGTTAGCTCTCGGTTAGGAGAAGAAATATGGGCTTTCGAGCACCTCGCTGAGGTGGGCGTTACCGTATTCGGGTGTGTCTGGAAATTGTATGCGGGGGTGTGTCTCCTTTAAGTTCTGGAGCAGGAGTCCAAGCTGGTCAACTTTAAAAACAGAATAATATTGTTCTCTGAGAATCCTGCTTAGCTTGTCACAGTTAGTTGCGTGAGTGCCGTAACTGTCGTGAATCATTGCGAAATCGTAGATGCCCTGTTTGTTGCACTCTACGACTGTCTTGGTGAGACACGCTGCATCGAGGCTGTGTACATAGTTAGGACTTATTCCCTGCTTCTGACGTCGAGGTGAAATATCGTCTGTATCTTTGTACCACTTGATGTGAGTACCTGCTCCGTTGATGTTGGTACGAACATTCTGTGCTGTTGTTTTCTTATAAGATTGAAGAACAGGGAAACCTGAAGGAGAAGTCCAACTTACAGGCTCCCCGTGTTCTGCTAGTGCTTTCGCACAGGACTGTAACCAGTTCATACAGTCCTTGGGCTTTTCGAGGACTTCATTAATAGAAGACCACGTTAGCTTACTGAGGTAACCAGTGACTTTATAGCGTTCATCTTCTGTGAACGGGTTGGCGCATCGGGTTTTACGCAGTGTATCTTGATACCATTCATCGACGTAATCCCTACAACTGTAGAACGTGCCGCCATAAGGCCACACCATTGTAGGACGCTTTGCAAGCTTACGGTCGATACCGAATTGTATCCACTTATCTGCGTAGGGGTGATTGTCTAACTTGTCTGCTTCCAGCTTCTCAAGGATGAGGTCAGAAACAACTTTGTAAATATCTTGAGGCACAGAGCTGTGCATTACATTAGTAGCTTTTGCCCCGTATTCATCTCTCATTAGCATGGAAAGAATTTGAAGGCCGTTGTTGCTGGCATCCAAGTTTACAGGGAGGTGACTAATGAGCTTGCCTGTCTTCTTATACTGACCCCACTCATTACACCAAGCAAGGAACTGGAAGGGCTTGTCAGCATCCATCCAGTCGAGATTGGTAGTAGGACTCTCGTGGATTGCTATAGCCCTCTCAGTGAAGTCCTGAGCCCATTGTACACGGTCTTTGAGTGTGAGCTTATCTTTGCCGTAAGTGTTAGCGCCTTGGATAGCCAACCAACCTGCATCTGTTTCAGTCTTGATGCGCTCACCACGGTGGAACTGGAGTAGACCACGGCTAATGTCTGGTCCTTGAATAGAGAGGAAGGCAGGGATGTTGTATAGGCGACCACGGAAGTCCACGTGTGACGGATAAAAGAAGCGTTTACCCGACAGCTTCTTAGCAACGTAGAGTATCTTGCTTACAAGCAGACGGCGACTAGTGTTCGATAACCTATTGTTATAAACCTTAGCCGCCATCCGCCGCCAGAGAGTGTTGGATTCTTTGTTTTCTTTAAAGTCAATGGGTACAGGAGGGAGTGATTCCTGTTCACGGGATGGTAACCCGTCTACAATGACATTATTTTCCCAACACCACTCCATCACTTCGAGGACTACAGGATTAATAGTCCACGGAGTTTGCTGAACGAGGTTTGTAGCCTCCATTGGTTCAGGTAGAGAACCCTCGATAGTCCGCAGGTAATCCATGTTATTTGTTTTGATGAACGGAACCTTGGGGAGATAGGTCTGCTCTCGGTCGTAACCGCCATCCCATATATTTGTCCAGTTAGCAGGTAACTCAACGGTGGGCAGCCAGAATGGCTCGATAAATTCGCGGTGGTCATTAAACTCCTCAATCCATTGTAGGGTTGCAGCGGTAGCGTTGACGTAACGAGTAGGACGCTTACGCCTCTTTTCGAGGATGTATGTGTACTCAATTAGATTGGTGGAGACACGAACCAACTCCGTCATCTGGAGGCCAAGGTTTAGCTTATCTCTGTGAGACCACGGCTCCCAAGCATCCATCAAACCTTTTTCAGTTTCGTTCTTCATTGAGGAACGGACGTGGCGCACCTTGGCGGCTGTGCCTTTACGACGGATAGCACCGAGTATGATGCCCTTACCCTTGGCTTCATTGTTAGCCACGAGGAACCTGCACCGCAGTTCATCTTCAACCCGAGCACCAAGGAAGACGGTGATTGATGATAGTGCTTTACGCTGCGTGATGCAGTCCAACAAAGCTTTGATACTAATGTAGCTCAGTACCTTCGGGTCTAGGTCTTGCGAATCAATCTGGAATCGGGCTTTGTTGCAAATCTTGGTAAGACTCTTTTGCCAGTCGATGATTGCTTTGTTAAGGGCGGGGAGTCCTGCTCGCATTAAACGCTGACCGTAAGGTGTCTGGAGTTCCGCTTCACGTGACTTTGCTGACTCAACCTTAGCGCGGTATCTACCAGCACCAAGGGTGGTCATGTCTTCGTTAAGTTCGCTCTGGTTTAATGTGTTCATAGGAAAAGTTTGTCAGTGATTTGTCACCGAGGCAATAAATAGATTGAAAGCAAAACGGATAAGTGATTGTTATAAAATGCTTACTTTACAGTCATTTAATAACGTGCGGTGACAAAAAAGACATTACAAGTGCCTCGGTGAAAAGCCTAACTTTATTTGTAACGTTGTCAACGCATTGATATATAACATAAATCTCAAAACATTGTCATCACGTACTTGCCTTTGTTTTAGCTGTTTTGACAATGTTTGTCACTGATTTGTCACTGCACATAGCGTTTACAGAGGGCATCCAGAGGTGCGTTTGAGTATTTGTAGCCCTTGCTGCCAATAGTAAACGAATCAGTGCGAGGTTTAGTCCTCGTGTATATNGGTGTATATTGTTGTATAGTTCATAGTTTTATTCAGTTGTTTCCATTTTGGAAANAGTTGGTGGGTTGTTTCCGAATATAATTAGTGGTTGCCTTCGTGATTGCCTTCGTGGTTGCCGTAGTGGTTGCCACGGTGTTTGCCGTAGTGGTTGCCACGGTGTTTGCCGACGTGGTTGCCGATGTGGTTGCCATCGTGTTTGCCTTCGTGGTTGCCGTAGTGGTTGCCGTAGTGGTCGCCGATGTGGTCGCCTTCGTGTAATCCGTAGTGGTTGCCATCGTGGAAGCCATTGTGGTTGCCAAAGTGGTCGCCGATGTGGACGCCATTGTGGTCGCCGACGTGGTTGCCGTAGTGGTTGCCTTCGTGTTCGCCGTAGTGGTTGCCATCGTGGTTGCCGATAAAGTCAGCAGAAAGCGATGTCAGGATAAGTTTGCCGTCCTCGTCGAACTCAAAGGATGCGATTTTTAGGATGTCTTCTAGTGTTGGTGTTTTCATAATGTGT